CAATCTACTTCCATGGCCGCCCAGCGCACTTCCTTCAGTGCCGCTCTCTCGTTGATCGAAAACACGGGCGAGCCCAGCACCGCCGGGCCCGCCCGCAAAGCCACCACCCGAACGGCGCAGGGAGGAAACGCCGTGCTCTCGGTGGATGGTGGAGTCGCTCATCTTTTAGGCGGCTGCTTTGGGGGCGGCGACAACAATCGGCCCTTGCTGCGCCCGCACCGACCCCCAGTCGGTACTCGGGCAAAGGTCTTCGCAAAAGATGGTTTCGCCCGCCTCCCTGGTGGCCTGCTCGATGCCAGGGCAATATTTCGCCGGCACCTCAGGGGCCTTGTTCAGCCAGTAGAAGATGTGCCCCGTCTTAACGTCGGGGCCAGCGGCGGCCGCGACGGCGGTCTGACCCCCCAGCACGCGAATGGCTGCGGCGAGGGCTTCCTGTGGAGTGTTCCGGCTGCTCATGGGCGCTCTTGCGTCAGCAAACTTGTTTGCAATGTAGGCGCAAACTCGTTTGCTTGCAAGGGGCGCAAAATCTTTTGCGTGGAAGACAGCTTCGAAAACCTTGGCGATCTTGTGGAGGAGTGGCTACGGCGCTCCGGCCTCAAGCCGGCTGATCTCGCTCAGCGTGTTCGTGACAAGGCAACATCTGAAGCGGGCAAGACCTGCAAACGACAGCACATCGAGCAGCTCATCAAGGCCGGCAATCGCCTGCCGCGCTACATCGTTGACCTTGAGCGCGCGATGGGGGCTGCCCCCGGCGACCTGCTCGCATTACGCATCCCCGCCACCACCGGCTCCCATAGCGAGGCCGCCGATGGGGCCAGTGGCGCAACTGTCCCCGACACGACGCATGACGAGCACGATGAGATGCATCGCCGCCTGCTTGCGGCATTCGATGGCATCCTCACCACCGATCGGGCTCGCTTCCTGGCGCAGATTGAGGCTCGCGCAGCCGAGTTGCGCGAGCTAAGCAAGCAGGTACTACGAGAGCGGTACGGCATCGTGCATTACGCAGACGACGCGACAGTGGCAGCAGCCATAGAGCGCGGCACTGGCCCTGTTCCTATGGGTCCGGAGAGGCGCCAGCGAACAGAACCGGTCGCCGTCGAGCGGCGCGGCCAGTTCGGCCTGAGTGATCGCCAGCGGAAAGGCGGCGGCAAGCGCACGGAGGGCGATGGGACATGAAACCGCCATTCCGCCTTGTGCCTGACGAGATTTCGCATGATGCCGTGGTGGCGCTACAGCAACTGCTGAATCACAGCGAGGTCGGGCACGCCTCGCGCGGTCGACTGATCGGCATCGGCTTCATGGCGATGTACCGAAACCGCACGTTCGTCGTCAACGCGGCCGGCGAGTGCTACCGCAACCCAGACGTTGCGCGCGGCTATCTGGCGCAGTTGGATGATGCGCTGGGCCGCCTCGGTCGCGGGGAAGATCCGGGCTGGGGTGGCCACACATAGAAAGGTATCCAGGGATGGGCCGTCGAGTAAGTACACCAGCCGCTTTAGCACTCTCGCTTATTGCGTTGATTTGCGTCGTGTGGCTCGCCAGCAGTGCGTCGAGCGGCCTGGGCGCCGATACGAAACCGAAGGCGCCGGCCGATCCTGCCCCGGCCGCTCGCTCGGCCTGCCGACAGTTCATTGAGCGATCGCTGCACGACCCAGGTAGCGCCGAGTGGACAGACTCGTGGACGTGGACGACGAGTAACACCGGGGACCAATGGAGTGTCGTTGCGCACTACCGAGCAAAGAACGCATTTGGCGCTTACCGCAAGACCGCCACTCACTGCCTGATGAACCGCGAGGGGAATGACAGCTGGCGGCTCATCTCAAAGACATCGCTCTAGTTTTCGTGTATCGCACACAACAAGGGAAAGCGTGATGAGGCAATGGCTCGCGCACAGCTGGTTCCGCCTGGCAGTGGTCGCGCTACTCGCGCTAATTTCGCTGCAGCTCGGCGGCGCAGAATGGGTGCGAGACACGTGGCGCAACTTGTATCGCAGCATGCCAAGACACGGAGTTGCGGAAGAGTCGGCCTTACCGGGCGCCGATTCGGCAAGGCGCCTGCCACCTAGGCCCGCGGCGGATACCGGCAGTCATCCGCCACGCTGGCGGGACTCGACCGCCGAATTGCAATACGAGCTTGGACTCCTCCGGCGGCCGGCGTCGGCGCCGAAATGATCCGGGTCGCGCTCGCCTTAGCGCTTTGCCTGTGTGCAACCGCGCACGCCGACCCCCTACGCTCCAGATCCCTGCGGGCCGAGTTCCAGCGCCTCAACCCCTGCCCCGCGAACGGGGCGACGCGCGGGCCTTGTGTTGGCTGGCAGGTTGACCACGTTCAGCCGCTATGCGCCGGGGGCCACGATGAGCTGGACAACCTTGCGTGGCTCACGGTGCCAGCGCACAGGGACAAGACGCGGCGGGATGTGGCGGCCTGCCGTGGGCGGGTATACCTGCCGCCCGCATAGAGTGCGTGACTTATCCACGGGCCTGGTAGCAATCCCAACCATGCAGGAGGCGCGGGGATTCAATGTTTGCGAGAATGCATGCGTTCCCGGCGAAAGCCGGTTGGAGTCTGCGGCTCGCAAGATGCTGCAGCGGCCCGGGGAACGGCGATGTCAAGCTGCTCCGGGTGCCGTGCAAGCCCCCCTTAGAGGGGGCTTTGCCTTTTTGGAGGAAGGCATTGCCGCTCGGATACTACTTCCCCAGGCCGGGAGATGTGCTGATCTGCGACTACAGCACCGGGTTTGTCGTTCCGGAGATGGTCAAGCACCGCCCTGTAGTCGTTGTTTCCGGGCGGGAGCGCAACGCGCGCGGACTTTGCACCGTCGTCCCACTTTCAACAACCGCTCCCGACCCAATCGAGGCTTGGCACCACTGCTTTGACGTGACCATCCCGGGCTGGGCCGAGGGTACGTGCTGGGCCAAGTGCGACATGCTCGCTACTGTCGGTTTCAAGCGACTCGACAAGCCACACACCAAAACGAGGCAGAGCCGCCAGTACCACACGGTGCGGATTGGGGCTTCCGAAGTCGCTGCGCTGCGACTGGCCGTCCTTGCGTACCTGAATTTCTAGCCCAGACCCTCTCATCCTCCAGCCCGCCTCGGCGGGCTTTTTTGCGTCCGCACGTGAGCCGTGAGGCTTGCAGAACGCTGAGCAGGGCGGCAGGGCGTCAGCCATGTGCGCTGCGCGAATGACATTGATCTAGGTGTTTTCCCGTTGTCGGCAAACTTCCTTGCTCAACGCAAACTTGTTTGCTACATTCATCCCATCGACAAGCCCCGCAGCTGGGGCACAGGAGATGGTGATGGACGAGCTTCTAGCGCACTACCTAGCACCTGCCCCGCTTGAGCCTCTTGAGCCTGTACGCCTTGATGACGAGGTGACGGCAGAGCAGTGCGAAGCGATGGATGACGTGTTGGAGGCGCTGGTATGAGCGCCATCTACAAGGCATGGATCACCCCTGCATCTGGCCTCACGAAGCGCATCGAAGTGCCGGCTGAGAACGCCGATGTGGCTGTCCAGCTCATCCGCGCGACATATCCAGGCTGCGACTACACCAGGCCGCGCAATGTCGATGACGGCGTGCGCTATCACCAGGACTTCCTGGCGACTGAGGCGGCTGCGCTCTACGACCGGGTGCCGGCATGACTCTCGAAGCAGCACTGTCCGCCATCCGCAGCGCTCCTCTGCGCACGCTGGATGACCTGAACGCATTGCTCAACGCAGCGCACGGCCGCATCGGCACCTTCAACCGCGAGTTCGATCTGGAGCCAGTGTTCGAGGCGCTCGCCGACATGGAGCACGCACTGGACAACGTGAAGCCGATCGCCAAGGAGGCGGCATGAAGAACTGCACCGGCTGCAAGCATGCCGAGTGGAAGCGAAACGCTGCGGGGAACCTGCACCCTTCCGGCGTTGGGACGTGCGGCTACCCGTGGAAGCTGCCACCACTCCCCGCATCCATGTACTGGCTCCGCAGGCCGACCCCGGATGGCGGGCACATCAATCGGCGCGATGAGCTATCGGACCACTGCGTCTACTTCGCCAAGGAGCAGGCATGCAACTGACCCTGCTGGAGGCCGAGATGCTCTCCGTCATCGACACCGTACTGCACGAGTGCACATCAGCAGAGCCGCCCAGTGACCCGAATTCGTACCTGCCGCCTCGGCTGATCGAGGCAATGCAGCGCGTCGTCGCAAAGGCGATGGCGCCCGCCCCTCAACGCATGGAGCAAACGACATGATGCGCGATCACCTCATGGGCTTCCCTGCCGTACTCAACGGCATCCACGACGACGAGCCACGCCTGGGCCGCGTCACCCTGCCACGCCCTCGCCTGCCTGCTGCCGAGCAGGAGCTTCGCAGGCGGCTTGATGCACCTGGGTGGGCGGACTGGCACGGAGGTGGCTGCCCCGTGCCACCGGCTGCTGTCGTTGAGTTCATGCAGCGCGATGGCGCGATCGGCACTGCGCTGGCCTGCACGCTGCTGTGGATGGCGTTTGGTGGCGTGTCGGACATCGTTCGCTTCAGGGTGCTGCCGGATGAGGTTCTGCAATGAGCGCTCATCTCATCACCGCCGCGCAGGTCGTGTGCATGGTGCTCATCGGGATCGGCGCGAGCAAATGGTCGGCGCGTCGCATCACTGACTTTGCTGATACCGAGGTGCAGTTATGAGCGGCGCCGAATCGCAACACGCCCCCGTGACACATGAGCAGCTCGCGAAGGTGGCTCGCATCTTGGCCGACCGGAGCGCAGATTTCGGCGGCGTTGACCGCGACGACAACTGGCGGCTCTACGGCGATGACTTCACAAAAGACGCCATCGCCTGCGCAGAAGCATTTGGGCTGCAACTGCCCAAGGGGGTGTTCTATGTGTCGCTCTGAATTCTGGGCCGGTGTGTGGGTGGCCGTTGCTATCGGCGCATCCCTGGCTGGTGCGCTTGTCGAGTGGTGGTCGGGAGTGGCGCCATGACCGAGGACTGGCCAACCGTGCGCCGCTTTCCGCGAACCATCGCCGAGGCATTTCCGCGCTCTGTTGAGCGGGCCGCCGCTATCGAAGTCGGGCCGCGGCCTCTGTGGCGGCACGTGATGCGGCTGATCAGGAGGGTTCTGTGAAGTTCATCCGACGACTGATCGCGCGCATCCGCCATCGCATTGAAGTTGCGAAGCAGCGCAAGCGCTATCGAGCAATGAGCCCGTTCTAGTGGCTCGCACGGAGATCCATCATGCAATTCACGAAGGCTGTGCGTAAGAAGGCCAAGCTACGGCTGGCCATTACCGGCCCATCTGGCTCCGGCAAGACCTGGGGCGCCCTCAAGGTCGCAAAGGGCCTGGGCGGCAAGATCGCCGTCATCGACACGGAGCGCGGCTCTGCGTCCCTGTACTGCGACATCTGCGAGTTCGACACGCTAGAGCTTGAGCCGCCATACTCGCCCGAGCGGTACGTTGAGGCCGTCCGCGCCGCTGAGGAGGCCGGATACGACACGATCATCATCGACTCGGCCACGCACGAGTGGTCCGGTACCGGCGGCTGCCTGGAGATCAATGAGCGCACCGCCAAGGCTCGCTTCCAGGGCAACACCTGGGCCGCGTGGAACGAGACCACGCCGCGCCACAAGGCCTTCATCGATGCCATGTTGCACAGCAAGTGCCACGTCATCGCCACCGGTCGCAGCAAGACCGAGACGGCACAGACCGAAGGCCCGAACGGCAAGAAGAAGGTTGTGAAGCTGGGCATGAAGACTGAGCAGCGCGACGGCTTCGAGTACGAGTTCACCGTGGTTCTGGATTTGATCCACGAGGGCCATTTCGCCACCGCCAGCAAGGACCGCACTTGCCTGTTCTCGGGCGATCCTCAGCCGCTGAGCGAAGCAACAGGCCACGCCCTGCGCGAATGGCTGGAGTCCGGTGTCGTGCCTGATTTGCCGTGGTACGCCGACCTCATTGCGAGCGTCAACGGATGCACCACACGCGATGCACTTGCGCAGGCCTGGGAAGAGGCGAAACACCGCTGCCGCGAGCGCGGTGACATGACCGCATACCAATCCATCAAGACCGCCATGGAGGCCGCTGCCGCGCGCCTCACGAGCCAAGGGGAAGCCGCATGAACATCTACTTCGACATCGAGACCATACCCTGCCAGATCCCTGAACTCCTGGCCGAGATGCGGTCTGACATGAAGGCCGAGCTGGATGAGGCCCTTGATGCCATCCGTGCGCCGTCCAACTACAAGGACGAGGCCAAGATCGCCGAGTACATCAACACCAAGCATGCCGAGTTGGTGGTCGGTCACGAGGCGAAGGTGCAAGACGCCATCCTCAAGACATCCTTCGATGGCGGTCTGGGGCAAATCTGCGTCATCGGCTGGGCCATTGATGATGCCGAGCCGTTCTCTTATCACGTCGCTGATCTGACGCCGGCCAGCGAGCGCAAGCTGATGCAGGACTTCTTCTGCGTGCTCACGGATGCATACAGCCAGGACACCACGATGTGCTTCGTGGGCCACAACATCCTCGGATTCGACATCCGGTTCATCTGGCAACGCGCCATCGTGCTAGGCGTCAAGCCGCCACGGAGCTTCCCGCGCGACCCGAAGCCTTGGGGCGATAGCACCTTCGACACGATGCTCGCCTGGAATGGCCTGAAGCCGGGCGGCAGCATGGAGAAGCTGTGCCGGATCTTCGGCATCCCAGGCAAAGGCGACATGGACGGCTCGAAGGTTTGGCCTATGGTGCAGGCGGGCCAGATTGAGGCAGTGGCCGCGTACTGCCGTGGCGACGTTGAGCGCACCCGGGCCCTGCATCGCCGAATGACGTTTGTCGAAGCATGAGCAAGACCAGTCACAACGGCATCCTGGCGCTCGTGCACAGCATCCTGTCCGCCGACACAAGCCCTCTGGGAATGACCTTCGAGCAAGTCATGGGAGCGTCAGGCCTTACGCAGCGGCAATGCAGCTCTGCGCTCCAGCTGCTCAAGCGGGCTGGGCGCTGCTATTCGACCGGCGTCCATCGCCTGGATCGATTCTTCTACGCGAGCGCTGAGCGGATGGAGGCGTGTCGGCCTGCTGTCGATGCACGGCTTGCCGAGGTGCGCGAGGCGCGACGTGCGGAAGAGAGGCGGAAGAACGCCGCCAAAGCGCGCAGCAAGCGCGCCGCAGCCAGGAAGGCAAAGGAGGCACCGCAACCGAAAGAGAAGGCCGCGCCAAAACCGAAGCCCGCGAAGGTAGCGAAGCCGGCAAAGCCAGCGAATGTGCAGATTCGCAAACCACCGAAGGTGAAGTGGAGCGATGCGCCGGTAGTGGTGCCGGACGATGTGAAGGTGACGGTGTGCCCCAGCTGCACGCCACGCTCATTCGCGCCGCCACCCGAGTTCAAGGGACCGCTCGTGCGCGAATGGGAGCGGCGCAGAGGGGTTGAGGCATGAGCTTCAAGCGCGCATATGTGCGCCCTCCACGCCAACCTGTGCGGCCAATCGTCGGATGCAGGGGTGTGTACCGGCAGGCAGCGAATGAGCCGGTGGTGGTGGCGAAGGGCATCGAGGCCAAGCCCGGCAAGCGCAAGCCAACGGCGATTGAGGCCAAGTGGATGGCATCCATCGTGGAGTACGGCTGCATTGCCTGCCGGCTCGACGGGCACCAACCACGACCAACCGCTGTGCATCACATCGTGGAGGCCGGGCGCAGGCTGGGGCATCTGTTCACTGTGCCTTTGTGCGACCCGGGCCATCACCAGAACGGCGCGGAGTTAGGGCTGATTAGCCGTCATCCCTACAAAGCCCGGTTTGAGGCGCGGTACGGGACCGAGTTCGAATTGCTCGCGAAGCTGAAGCAGGCGCTGGGCGTGTTCGATTCTGCGGAGTACCAACGATGAGCGCAAACGAGCTTCCACACCTCTTTGCTGGCGAGCTGCAATTCCGCCGCTACTCCGACAGCAGCACGCAGGGGCCCCAGGTTGTGTTTGGCCTTGCCGATCGGGAGGCGCTGCAGGCGTTTGTCGGCCTGGAGGGTAGGCGCGTGATGGCCGTGCTGGTCCTGGTGGGCGATGACGAGCAGCCCGAGCCGCCTAAGGCATCGAAGCCGCTCAAGGAAGGCCCGCGCCGCAAGCTCGGACCGATCTGCCTGTGGCTTGTTGAGCGCTGCAAGGAGGCGGCGTTCCAGCAGTGGGCAGCAAACCGTGAGGGCCTGCCAATGCCCACCGAGTCTATCGCTGCGGACTTCTGCCGCCGCGCGTGTGGCGTCGAGTCACGCAAAGAGATCGACGGCAATGCTGATGCCGAAGCGCGGTTCGAGTCGCTGATCCGCAAGCCTTGGGGGCGGCATAGCAAACGGCTTGCGCAACCCACCTGATGCCAGAACGCTGACCGTCGCGGCAGGTCGTCTGCCACGCAGCGCCCAGTAAATCAAAGGAAAAACCATGGACCTCAAACCGCACCAGCAACGTGTCGTGACCGAAAAAGCCGAACTCGACGAGAGGCTCGGAAAGCTTCTTGCGTTCTTCCAGCAGCCCATTTTCGCTGGACTGCCGGAAGCGGAGCGCTCGCGCCTTCGCAACCAGGCGCGCTTTATGGATGGCTACTCGGCGGTACTCGGCGAACGCATTGATGCATTCAGCGGGAAGGCGTGAGCATGGACATCAAGGACGCACAAGCACTCATCGCAGAGCTAACACGAGAGCGAGACGAGCTAGCCCAGCAGCGAGGCGAATTGCTCCAGCGGGTTGTGGAGCTTGAGGGGGCGAGTGCGTGGCAGCCAATCGAGACAGCACCGAAGGATGGCACAACGGTATTGCTTGCCGCTCCCGGCCGCGTGACTGCCGGCGAGTGGCATGCAGAGCAGTGGCCAACCGCTGCCGAGTACCACAGCAGCACCGGAGAGTACCTCGGGCAGCACGAGACGGGGGAGTGCGTTGAGGCCTCCTGGTACAGCTGGGACGGTGGATTTACGAATGAGAACCCGCCCACGGGATGGATGCCGCTTCCACCCGCCCCCAAGACCGAAGGACAAGCATGACCCTGATGCACCTAGCGTCTGCTGCGATGGCGCTTGGCATGGCGACAGACGAGGCACCGATCAATGTCAGGCCGTGGGCCAACAACAGGCCGAGCCCATGGCGCAGCCCAACGAAGGCATCGAAGACTGCGAAGAACCGCGCCAAGGCCAAAGCAGCCCGCAAGGCCAGGCGCGCACAACGGAAGGCGAGGAAGGCATGACACACGACACCAAAGCCGCAGAGCCTGCGCTGCCGCCGTTGCCGCCGCCGCTCCTGTGGGAGATGCTCGCGGAGGCCTACACCGCCGACGACATGCGCGAGTACGGCCGCCAGTGCGCCGCACTATCAGCATCCACCCAAGCGCCGGCGGTTAAGTGGCGCACGAGTTGGGCGGTTCTGGAGCGCCTTCGGGCGGCGGCAAAGCACCCGCCAGGGCAGCCGCCGTACAGCGTTGGCAACCATGACCGCGAGCCCAATGATCCTTGGAGAACCGTCTTGCTGTCTGACCTGCAGGAGCTGCTTTTCCATGCTGGTCTTGCGGACACGGCACACGCCAAAGCGCCAGCGATGATCGCCACAGAGGGGGCGTGCCGCTACGCACTGCTGAAGATTATCGAGATGAATCGGCAGCATGCCCGAGACCAGTACGGTGATGCAGACAAGGCCGAGTCGTGGTCTTGCGTGCGTGTCGCAAGAGAAGCGCTCGCTGCATTCCACAACGCGCGTGACGATCAAGCGTCGGCCGAGCGCGAGGCGTTTGAAGACTGGGCTCGGCGTGAGGGCTACAGCGTCCAGAAGGTGCCGAACGCGACGTGTATCAACGGCCATGAGGTTTACGCCGACAGGCGCACTCACGCTGCGTGGTGGGCATGGCAAGCGCGCGCAGCATCCCCAGCACGGGATGTGCTGCGGTACCGCGCGCTGCGCGACAACCCGGCGATTGCGAAGCTGGTTGTAGAGGCGGCGTTCGGTGGCGACACCGAAGACACAACCGACTGGTCCAAGTCTCTTGACGAGTGGTGCGACGCCTCGTTCAAGGTCGAAAACATCAGCGGCGCCATCGCAAACCAAGCACCAGATGCGGACGCAGCATCCCCAGCAGTAGAGCGGGATGCGCCGGCACCGTTCACGCATGCGCAACTTGAGCGGCTCTACCTCAACAGCCCTGCGGCGCAGAACGTGATCGGCTTCACAGGTTTCGCGCGAATCGTGCGGCTCGCTGAGTCCGCACACCGCATCACCAACCAAGCACCAGGGGAGATGACTCATGGTTGAGCGAGCAGACCCTGACCGAGTCGAAGTGTTCTGCGGCAAGCCGGGCGACAAGGAGCGAGCCATCCGCAGCGACTTCCTTATCCGCAGCGGCATGTGCCCGAACGGCCATGGCCTGATGACGCTGGGCGGCTGGGGCCAGGAGTGCCCGCAGTGCGGGTTCACGTGCAACACGTTGCCGGAGTTGACGCCGCAATGACCACGCCAACCAACCAAGCACCAGGGGAGCCGACATGAGCCGCAGCTACCCGCGCTTCGGCGACAGGCGAGACATCAAGGCAAAGCAGGAGCGCCGGCCGCCTGAGCACAAGAAGCGCTGCGCCATCTGCGGCGATATCGCCACCTCCGAGGTTTGGATCCAGGTTAGCTGGTTTCGCGGTGAGGACCAGTTCGCGTACGCCTGCAAGGACCACCGCAACGACACAGCGCTTTTCAATCACGGGCAATCAGCATGAGCACCACCCAAGCGCAGGAGCGCGAGATTCTGGCCTGTCCTTTCTGCGGGCACGTTGGGCTGTCGTTTGACGATGGCAGCACTCACCGCTGGGGCGTCGCCTCGTGCGAGGCCTGCGGCGCTTCGGCCGGGGAGACCCGGCGCGAGTACCCGGACAAGGGAGAGTGGCACTCTGATGCAATCGAGCAGTGGAACCGCCGCGCAGGTGAAACGACTGACGACGCTAGTTGGGTGATCCGAAACTTGTTCGATGTCTGCGAGGACACCGAAAACAAGCTCGCCGAGCCAAAGAACGACTTTGAGCGCGGCCGCGCCTTCGAGGCAAAGCACATACGGCGCGGCATGGGGAACTGGTTTCAGGACGAGTTCTGCGGGCGCTCGTTCATGGGCGAGCCCGCGCTTCCCGAGCGGACCGCCCCTGCGGCAGAGAACGAGGATGCGGCGCTGCTGGACATTAAGCCGCAACTCGGCGCAGAAACAGCGGAGCCGAGTCTTACTCATCTCGTGCGCAAGTACTACGGGTTCTACTTCGAAAAAGAGCGGGCAGACAAATACGCGAGCGAGTATCTCGACGCCATCCGCGCCGCCATGAAGGAGGCACGCGGCTCGTTCATGACTCGCGAGCAAGCCATTGAGTTCTGCCGCAGGCGGCGGCCAGGAATCGATCCGACCGAGCAGCACATCGCGGCCACCATCGACGCCTATTCGGCGCTTTATGGCGACATGGTGCCTGCCGACTTTGCCCCCACCCAGGCAGAGCAGGCGGCACAAGTGCAGGAGCCGCTGAGCGAGGAGCGGGTTGAAGCCGCCGCGATGGAGATGGCATCGACGCACTGGCACTGGGATCGCCTCGGCGAAGTAGAACGCAACGGTTTTCGCGCCCGTGCCCGCGACGTGCTCACAGCAGCTTGGGGCGTGCAACTCACCAAGGAGGGCGGCAATGTCTGACTCGACACCGAAGGCCGCAGAAGGCACCTGGACCCTGACCGCGCCGGACGGGCGCCAATGGCAAGCGGAGCACCCGCTGAAGTGCGTGCGCCTTGAGCAGCAAGAGCGCGTCCCGCCAGAAGTAGCTCTCGCGCGGATCGTGGCCATGGCTAACGAACCTGACTTCGCCGAGCGGCACCTCCAACTGGCGAAGTTCTATGTTGCCTCCAACACTGATGACCTGATCGACAAGATGGAGCACCACATTACCCGGCTACAGGACAAGCTGCGCCAACACGAAAAGCCGTTCACCTTCGCGCCGCAGCGCGTCAGGGAGGGTTAGCCATGACCGACAACACCCCAGCCGACCCGTGCAGGGAGGCGCTGACCCTGTTCGTCAAGGCCGCATATCCAGTCTCAACGGACATTGACCCGCGAGGACATCGCTGGAGTGAGGCCTACTTGGATCAGGCTCTCGCCGCCGCCGAGCGTGCGCTTGCACAGGAGCCGAAAGACCCGCCCGAGGCGCACCCCGTGAAGGACGGCATTGGCTACGACAGCCGTGATCTACACGTGTACGCAGAGCGGCGGGTTGCCGAAGCGCTTGCACAGGAGCCAGCAGGGCGGGGTGCAATCGAGCGCAGCAAGCGAATCCTCGCGCTGGTTGACGACTACCACGAGCGCCCGAGCAATGGCACGCGGTACACCCTTCGGTGTGCGCTGATGGACGAGTTCTCTGCACCACAGGAGCCCAACCCTCCAGGATCTTTGGACAGTTCGCAGGAGCCAGCCACCAGCACAGAGCATGAGCCGCGAGATGCCCGAATCGCGCGTCAAGTCATCTCAATGCTCAACGGCGACAGCGACATGTGCCGATGGGGTGAATCTCATCAGCGCGTCGCTATCGCTGCATTGCGAGATTTCATCGCTGATGCACAGCCCCCAGCAGCATCACCGCCCGAGACGGCACAGGACTACCACGACTGGCAAAGCATCGTGTTCACGCTAATGGGGTTCGCGTCGGGCCTCTATGCGGAAGGTCTGCAAGACATGCCGGGGTGGCTCTACGGCCTCGCCGAGAGGATTGCACGCGAGCACGTAGACGAGTCGCATGCCGCGCGCGCCCGTGAGGTTGGCGTGCAGATGCGCGCGAAATACGGAGATCCTCATGGAGATCCGCTCAGCGCAGATGGCAAACGCCCTGCCGCGGCTGCTGACGGTATCTCCGAACGTGCCTCCGGTGGGGGCCAGCAGTGAGCACGAGGGTCGCATTCCGCGTGACGCTGAACAAGTCCAGCACCGAATGGATGGTTCATTGGCCCAGCGGGCGTGTCGAGTTCATGGGCTTCTGGCGGCTGCTCAGGCTCGTGTGGACAGCGCTCCGCAGCGGCAAGTCGATTCAGGTAGAGGACGAGGTTCTATGAGCACACCCGAAGGCGTAGACCTGCCTGTGGTGGCCTATTCCTGCGGGCGAGCTATTGCTGACCACGCCGCCGCCCTCTCCCGTATCCGCTCCCTACAGGCGGAGGTGGAAGCGCTTCGGGCAAGCGTTCAGAGCCCACCAGACGGCTCAGGCGTGAACGAGCACGTCTCGATCCTGATGCGCTGGATTGATGCCTACGCAGGGGACTATGCGGCCGAAGGAAAACTCGCCGTCACACGGAGAGTTGTAGAGCGCGCTCTGCGCTCGTTGCGCCAGCGCTTGGACGATGTGGAGCAGGCATCGCGCGAAGGCTGGCGGCACGCCAAGGAATGCGACGACGCCCGCGTGGCAGCGGAGCAAGAGGTGGAGATGCTGCGAGAGGCGCTGGTCAGGGCCAGAGGGTGCATCCAGGAGGATCGGCAAGTGCTTTGGGATTGCCATGTCAACCAGGATAGCGGCCGCGTCACGGATCCGCATGGCTCTGAGGGCATCGCGGAGTACTACGCCGTGCTGCGCAACATTGACGACGCGCTGCGCTCCACCGTCGCGCCAGGTGGGCAGCCAAGCGAGCAAACCAAATGACCCAAGAGCTACTTCAGTGGGCTGTGACGGCCTCCGGGATGGTGAACCTGCTGAACCACGGCGGGGCATCTTGCGTGTACAGCGAAGGATGCCATGGTGTGACGCAAGAGCACCTGGAGCGGTTCACCCGGTTGGTGCTGGCTACTGCGCGCGACTGCCGGACGTGCATGCACTGGACTCCGCACCACCGCGCCGACGTGTGGCACTGCTCGTCGGCGAGCCGGTGCGTTGACGCCAGCCACTGCTCTCCAAGCGGCGCTGTGCGGGAGTGGAAATGTGCCGCAATGCCCACCCCTACAGGAGATGAAGCGTGAAGACCACGACGCCACCACAACAACACGGGCCTGCGCCAGATCAAGCGCGGCCGCACTCGGCAGCAGGTCAAGGCTATGGCTGCGCGCCTCGGTGTGCCGTACGGCTCGCCAGCATGCCCAAATCCCGCGGCAATGGGTGAGCACGCATGCGCAAACCGGCATCAGTGCTGGGAGCCATGCGGCGAACTTGGCAAGAGCGAGGCTCACGCCCATCGGGCGCCGGAGCACGTCGCCTCGCCCGATTGCTGGTGTAGCCCAGAGCTTGACTACGTTGATCCAGAGACCGGCAATGCCGTGTATGTCCACCGGGATGTGCAGTAGCCACCACCCCCAATAGAGTAGCCCCTCAGCAGGAGTCGGGAAGATGAGCCTAATACTGACGCGCGCCGAGGTCTCGGAGTTGACCGGCAAGCGCCGAACAGACGCCCAGCAGCGCGTGCTGAAGGGTCTCGGGATCTTCTTCCGGGTCCGCCCGGATGGAAGCGTCGTCGTCCTGCGCTCCGATGTTGAGCGCGGCGCTACAGTCCAGGCCAGGGAACCGAAGCTCAGACTATGACGCGCCCGAGAAAGAAGGATCGCCATCTGCCGCCGTGCGTCTACTTCAAGCACGGCCGCTTCTGGTACGTTAAGGGCGGGAAGTGGAACGACCTGGGCACGGACATGGCCCAGGCTTTGGCGGACTATGCCAACCGGATCGCCGTCCCGAAAGGCGGCATGGCCGAGCTGATCGAAAAGGTCTACTCGCACCATGCATCGAAGGTTGCCCCAGCGACGCGCGCCCAGTATCGCATCGCTGCCGAGTCGCTCAAGAAGGCGTTCGCCGAATTCGCCCCCGAGCAGGTGAAGGCCAAGCACGTTGCCGCCCTCAAGCTGGCCGGCGCCGACACGCCGAACATGACCAACCGGAAACTCTCGTTCCTGCGGCTGGTCTTCGGTTATGCCGTCGAGTGGCAGCTTGTTGACTCAAACCCGTGCATCGGCATCAAGCGGCACGAGGAGGCCAAGCGGGAGCGCTACCTCACTGACGAGGAGTTTTTCGCCATCCGTGACGCCGCAGGACCACGATTGCAGGTGATCCTGGACCTGCTCTACCTGACCGGGCAGCGCATCACCGATGTGCTGCGCATCCGCAAGGGCGACATCACCGAGCGCGGCATCATGTTCAAGCAGCAAAAGACAGGCGCCAAGCTGTGCGTGCTCTGGACACCTGAGATGCGCGCGGCAGTTGACCGGGCCAAGACACTCTATGGGAACGTCACGGCGCTGACGCTGCTGCATGGGCGCACCGGCAAGGCCCCGGACTATCGAACGGTCCTGATGCAGTGGCACAAGGCGCGCGAGGCTGCCGGGATTGCAGACGCCACCCCACACGACCTGCGCGCGAAGTCGGGCACCGACACCAAGCACCAGGGAAATGACGCGCAAGCGTTGCTTGGCCATACCAGCCCAGCCATGACCGAGCGCTACATTCGCCTGCGCGAAACACCGGAAGTGACCGGCCCAAGTTTTAGACAGGCGTTAGACGTTGGACAAAAAGGTTAGCGATATCAAGGAGTTGCAACATACTCCAGTAATGCAGCAGTATGCCTGTATCGTTGCCTAAGTTATTGATATATCTGGTGTTTTCTGGCTCTACTGTCCAATACGAATTGGACCTGATCGTGAATCACTGGCCTCGTGGCGGAATCACCTGCCGGGTAGTTTTAGACAGGAAATGCCCGGGTGGCGCCGCACGTTCCTGTCCACGAATGGCCCGCGCGATGGCCTCCACCGTCTGCCCCTGCCTGCGCTCGACATCCAGCGTCGGAACGGCGGTGACCGGCCGAGGATCGGTGTCGATCACTCGGCGCTCGATGGCGGCGTAGTCGTCTTCGGTCATCTTGTGGGGGCACAAAGAGCAAAGGATCGATATGGAACGATGCAAGACCTGCAAGCACTGGGAGGCCTACAGAGACGACGAGGTTGGCGCACTCCGCGGCGCCGGCATCTGCCACGCAGCGAAAGAGCTGTGGCAGTCTTCGGAAAGCGAAGACGACCCGCGCGACGAGTGGATGACGTACCGGAGACTGAAGCCCGAGGCGGCCGGCGTGCTGTCGTTCGTGCAGGACGGAAGCAACTACATGGCGAGGCTTGTGACGATGCCCAATTTCGGTTGCGTGCAGCACGCGGAAAGAGCTTGAATGAATAAGGAACTGATCGAGCGACTGGCTCGCCAGTCCGGCGCCGTCTTCTACGGGCCGTGCTCATGGGCCGACCCGATGGAGCTTCGATTCGATCGCGCAGGTATCGAACATTTCGTCGCCCTTGTTGCCGAGGAGTGCGCAAAGGTGGCTGATGCCCAGATGCTCCACGCACAGGTTTGCGCGGTAGGCTACTTACGCGGAGCCAAAGAATCGGCGGAGGCTGCTGCGCTCATCAGCGCGGCCATCCGCGAGAAGTTCAAGGCGGCGTAGTCGTCTTCGGTCACGCCTTGCCCTTGATGCGCTCGAACGACCGGAGCCCGCCGAGCCCGAGCATGCCGGTGAGCAGCACCATTAGGGTGTCGGTGTCGATGTCCGGCAGGGGTGGCACTTGGTGCCCAGAGAGCGATATGACCCAAGGCAGCAGCGGGCGCAGGACGAACGTGTACGCAAGGCCGAAGGCGCAGGTCCACCCGCATGCCGGGCGCCAGCCCCCGCGGTAGGCGTCTGTGGTCGCCTCGGCCTTGTTCACTTCGAGCTGCCCGAGCGCCAGGCGCATCTCAGCGTCGAGCGCCGCAAGCTCGCCCTTCTGGGCCAGCTCCAATGCCCGCAGCTTTGCGTCGGCCGCCGCCTGAGGGTCAGGGATGAGCTTCTCAATGAGTCCCGCCAGCATGGGGAGCAGGGTCGGCCACATGATTACGCCTCCAAGGATCTGATCTCGCCCAACGCCAGGGCGTAGTTCTGCGGCCACCGCTCAGGGTGAGGCTTGCCCGGCCGCCAGTTGCGCTGGTAGTAGTCCCACGCCGTGGTCTCGTCGCCGAGCGCCGGCAGCTTCTTGGGGTCAGTGAGCAGCAGCAGCCGCGCGAGCCCGGCCCCGAGCACGTCATCGGTTTCGAGCGCAGCCCAGATCGGCTTCGGGTCGAAGCTCACCCCGCGTGCGCGGCACAGGGCGTGCACGTGCTGGTGCGAGACATGGTGCTTGCAGACGCCAGTTACGCCGCCAAGCTCGAACTGCCAGAACCCACAGGCCGGACCGTTGCCCTTCTGGCGCCGGCACTCGAAGCCGCTTTCCTGTAGACCAATCGCAAGCAGCATGCACCGCGCCTCTGGCGAGTCCATGTGCGGCGGAAGGATGGCCAAGGCCGGTGCTACGGCCGTGTCGATGATGTTCGAAAGCCGTAGCAGCATGCCGCGCTCCTCAGTAGACCTTGCGTCCGTTACCAAGTAGGTGGGCATGCCCGTCCTTGCTCGACTGCAGCATCTGCAGCACCGAGGACCATGCCGCCTCGTCCCACCACTTCATGTAGTCGACGTGCCCGCTTCTGCCGCCCGGAATGACGTTGCCGTTCGCGTCCCGGTAGTACATGTCCGACGAGTAGCGGTAGCCGGCGGTCTGGTCTGGCTCGGCTACGGGGTCGTAGAAGAAGACCGCACGCACCTCTGGGATGGGGTACGGGTGCGTCGTCGGGCACCACTTGCCGTCGCTGTACTGCGTGACGAGCTTGCCGGTCACCGGATCGACCGGCGCGGCATTTGGCGGCCTGACGGTGCTCGATACGTGGCTCTTGTGGTCCGGGCTGGAGATCACCGGGTTGCCATCGGCATCAACCTGTAGGCACTGGCCGAACCAGATCTCGGTGATCAGCCGCGTACCAACGGGACAGTTCGGGATGTCCTGCGACCATCCGCCTGCAGGCACTGGCACAGGGAGCCCGGTCGCCGGGTCATCACCATCGCAGCGGTGCTGCACCGGCCCCCTCTTCTCCGAGTTCGTCGCGCTGCCGGCGATCATGCGCAGACCGTTCGGCATCGTGCGCACCTGGCTCGCCTTGATGCCGTTGTATCCGGTCTTGTAGTAGATCATTAGCAGCGCGGGCCGCACCGGCGCACCGGTTCGCGTGTCGATGAGTGCGGGCGCCCAGTACGAGCTGCGGTTTGTCGTCCCGCCAAGGCATGTGCTCGGCATGGCCGCGAGCATCGACGGGTCCGTGGTGTTTTGGTCAACCAGCGCTGCGCCGAATCCGATGTGGAGGTGCGTCGCGTCCTTGCGGCCCGGGAACTTCAGCGGGTCGTTGTGCGACAGCCATGCCGGGTAGCACACAGCTCTGAACGAGCCAATGCTGCCGCTCACTGGCTTCTCGGTCGTGTCCTGCTGGCGCATCTCGGCCCACCCTTGGTGCAGCGGCGGGTCCAGGGATCGGTTGACCAACGGGCCGTGCTCTGTAATTGCCGGCCCCATGCCATCGGCCGGTCCACCGATCACACCGGCGTGCGAAGGGGCCGAGAGGGCCGCCAGTAGCGCGCAAACCGCATAGCGCCTCACTTCCCTGCCCCCCTGATTTTGTCGCGCCATAGCACGAACCATTGCGTCGCCGCATAGCCAGCAACCACGAGCCCAGAGACGATGGCGACAACTACCTGCACATCAGCCAGCTTGATCGATGCCACCCACACGAGGATGGATGAGGCCACCTTGACGATTGCGGGGCCCACGTTGTCGAGATCCACCTTGTCTCCTGTTATCGGGTCATCACCCGGATTCATTGCGTCATCACCGCGGAGCACCACACAAACAGGCCTCCGGCCGTAGTGGCGATGAAGTCGGCCAGCTCCACGCCGTGCGGTACTGGCTCACCACGCGCGGCGGCTCTGTTGTTCGCAACGTAGTCGGCCACCTCTTTGCAAACGCCAGCGAGGGCAGCTACTGCTGCACCAATTGCGCGCGCCTCAGTCATGCCGTACGCGGCTGCTACGGACCCGACAACAGCGGCGATTACTGCTCCGACAATCACATGGGCGAGCTTGTCTGCCCCCGGCATGCTGATCTGCATCAGGGTTCCTCTTGCGGTGATAAAAAAGCCCGCACTTGGCGGGCATGTACACCCCTTAGGGGGTTGCTATAAAGGCGGGTTACGCCAAAAGTAGCGAAGCCGGCAACGGTGCGCTAACACCGGCCGGCTTCTACCAATCAGGCACTATCAGGGAGTGCATCATGGCAACGTCGATTCTCTATCGTCTTCCCGTCTTTGCGTTAGTCGCCCTTCTCGCCGCATGCGGTGGTGGCGGAGACAGCGGCTCCGCCACGACGGCCTCGGCCTCATCCGCCGCGCCAGGGGGGTGCTTACTGTCTACCGTCGAGACGGGCCGGCAGGTTGACCGGATCCAGGCAGCACAGGACGTGCGATCGTTCGGCGGCTTCGGCGTCCAGTCGCGATTGTTCGGGCCAATCATCTACACAAACAACACGGCCGCGACAACCCGCCTGCAAGTTGCCCTCTCGGCGCAGCGCCACATAGAGGCGCCGGCCGGGATGGTCGGGACAACCGACCTTCTGCTCTCGATCTCGGTCGTTGACGAGAGCCTGAACCAGCTTGTCCCAACATCCGGTGATGGATGCCCGCCAGCAGTCGATGACATGCCGGCCGGAACGGCGGCAACCGTCAGCGAGTCACATCGCTTCAACCTCACCGTGCTGCCGGGACACACGATCCACATCACATCGCTCGCCAGTGTTGCTCCGAGCGTCGGCTCTGTTGGGGATGTGGTTCTGACAACGTCCTCGCTGGACTTCTCCGTATCGGAGCTTTAGCTCGTCGCGCGGAAATTTGTGACGCGGATTTTGAAATCGCTCAGCGTTGTCGTAACCGTGGATTCGAGCCTTTTCGCGTAGATCGGCCATGTCAGTGTGACCCCGGCTGTCACAGAAACATCCTTGGTTTTGAAGAATGGCATCGACCCGCTAACGTTCGCCGAGTTGTCCCATGGGATCGGCATGTAGATGTCTGCAAAGTCCTCGCCAGAATCAACCGTTGCATCATTGTTGAGATCAACGTTGATGATCAACTCTCCAATCACCTGAAATGTGTAGATGGTGCCTGTTCCAAAGAATGTGGAGACACCGGAAAGCTCGACGGTCGCAGTCCCTGTGAATGATGGCGTGAAGGTGAATGTGCCGACGGAGGTCCACCGCGTGGTGCTGGCGTATGAGCTTCCAGTGCCAGACGTGCCGGTGACATTGATCGAGCCGAAATCGTTCTTCTCGTAGACGGCATAGAGCAGCGTTGGAGCGTACACGGCGGCGGACGCGAACACCCACGGCCCGATCCCGAAGCCAGGGATAACTGCGCGGGCCTGAACAACTATGCGGTCATCGTGCTTCACGCCGGTTAGGAAAACGCTCGTGTCGCTGCCGGTCACGTTGACCTGCTGCCACGCCTCGTCACGGTGCCTCCACATCACCTCAATGCGGCCATTGCTCGCCACGTATGGCGTCGTCACCGCATCCCACGACACCAGTACGCGCGGGATGAGTTGCCCGCTGCCACTGGTGATCATGTAGGTGTCGCTGCCGTCCAGCGTAAGCCCCGTCAGCGCCCCAACAACCCACGGGCTCGATAGCCCGGTGTTCGGCGTCGGATCGGCCGTGGCCGCATCAACCTCGTCATAGCTGTCCTCCGTGTCCTCCTGAAGATGCAGGACCACTGGTGTGGTGAGGCTGAAGTGCTTGTCGGTGACGCGGAATGTCTTGCTGCTGAAGCCGTACTCGGTGCTAGTCACGGTCACGCGGTCACCGACCTGTAGCGTGATTGCTCGCAGCTTGGCCGGGTACTTGATGACGAGGCCTGAGCGATTGCGCTCAGTCATCACGCGAGCGATCTGCCGCGCCATCGTGCCGTCATCGGTGAATGGCAGGGTGATGTCTTGCCATAGCTCATCACCGTCAGCAGCGACGAACGTACTGTTCTGATACGGTGGCCGGATGTCTGTAGGTGTCGCGCTGCCGCTCGGGATGTAGGAGCCGCGCAGGCCGTTGAACAGAGAGTCTGTGGGCGTGCCGACCTGAACCACGTCAATCTGACCGTGCAGGTCATCATCAGTCAGGCCGCCCCCCCCCGGGAGGGTGACTGGCGCCGTCCACGACCCGGCCATGATCATCCAGTCGGCGCCGTAGGCCACGCGGCCCGCCATGCACTCCTCTAGATCCGCGAGCACAGCCTCCTTCGTCTGATCCGTGGTGATGGCACCGTTGCAGGTGTACTTCTTGCCGTAGCTCATCACCTCGTCGCATGCGTTGGCCGCAGCGATCAGGTATGCCGCATTCACCTCATCGTCATCGCAGCCGTAGCCCCAAACGTTCGTGAGCCAGTCGTTGATGCACAGCGGCGGGTTATCGCTCCATGCGGTCAGGCCAGTGCGCGGATCGTAGACCTTGCGCCCACTCACGTCCGCCGTGATGTTCGGCGGGGCGCCCGTGAAACGTGGGTTTTCAAGGTCGAACGTGATGGTGATGTACGTGGCACCGCGCAGCCGGTGATTGGTCGTCCATTCCGTTGGGCAGACACCGTTGAGGTACGTGTCGACCGTCTGCGTAGACGCCCCGAGGTGCTTGCTCCACCGCACGCCAGGCGTGCCGACCTGCACGGTGTAGTCAACCCATATCGCGTTGCTAGACGGATTGTTGATCCGCGTATCGCCGAGGCTCAATGTCGGCGTCACATCGACGTTGCCATCAGCATCGCTGTAGTACGCATGCAGGATGCTGGTGACGACACCGCCAACGTCAAGATGCCCGGACCCTGAAATGGTGGCTGTCCGGGTATCGGTGCGGGTCTCGAAGAACGTTCCGCCAGTCACCCAGCCGCTACCGTCGAGCGTTCCGAGTGCCACACCGTCCAGATAAATCTCGTGGATGTCCTCGCACTCGTGGTGTGCGAATTCGACCACGAGGTGCCTGTATCCGTCAGGCTTTGTATAGCTGGTGCCGTTTTCTCTGGTGCCGGTCTTGTCGCTTGTGAAGTTGGCGACAATAAAGCCTCCGACGATGCAGCGCCCGTAGACGATCTGCCACGGCGGCTTGGCGCTCAGCAGCGTCACACTCCGATCCGACAGTCTTGAGTTGTACTCATCACGAGCTTTCGCGGCGAGCCTGCGTTGCTCACGCCGCGCATCCACCGAGCTATAGATCGTGTAGGCAGCGAACACGGCCATTACTGCCAGCTGCACGGCTGTGGCGCCCGTGGCGTATGCAACGGCTATGGCGATGACTGGCCCGGCGTGCGCCGCCATTGGCAGCAGCAGCGCAATGAGCGCGAGCCAAGTCATGCCACCCTCCATGCCGCCACCGCCTCAAGCGTCGGCACATGAGCAATCACGCCATCAGCGAGCGCCACAACCGACGTGCGCCCGGCACATACGCCAACCACGCCGGACGCGGGATCGCTCGGGTCAATGTCGAACAAAACAATGTCCCCCACGTGGGCCATCTTCGGGTTGATCGGATCTGCGCCCATCTGCCGTGCCCATGCGCTCTGCATCGACCCACCTAGACGCAGGATCAACCGACGAGCGCCGAAGGCATTGCGTGTCACCGGCAGGCCATCCATGGGGTCGCGCCCCGTCATCTGCTTGACCCATCCAGCCGCGAAGTGGCAGCAGTTGGCGGCTGGCCAGTCGAACACCGTCCCCGCGTATGACGCTGCATACGCGGCCAGCAAGCCCGATGTGCTCATCAGGATTTGAGGAACGGGATGGTTAGCCAGGTGGCTGGCTTGTCCACGAGCGTCTGGATGTACTCGTAGCCCTTGTCACCCGTATACGTGGCCTGCTGTTGGGCATCACTGAGCCTCAGCCCTTCGGCATTGCGCGCACGAGCGACGCCAGCCCTGTTGCACGGCAATTCGATGCGGCCAAAGCTGCCTTCGTCGCCCACATCGCGGACAACGCGCGCCGGCTCCATGCGGCCTGTCCAGTAGTGGACCGGAGATCCAACCGGCTGGAACGTGTCGTCGACGAATTGCAGGTACAGCTTGACCTTACGGCCTCGGTAGGTGTCAAGGCTCCCAAGCGTCAGCGCCAGCATGGACTGATGAACGACGGCGATGCTCAGCGTCACCTTGTCCGCCGCGCCGTTCTCAGACTCGCCTACATCCGTCACATCGACGTTCAGCGAGGTGTCCACCTGACCGCTTATCGTCAAGTCATGAGGCCAAGTAGTGACGTACATCGTGCCGGTCGTGAACTCAAGCTGGATCAGCCAGTGGACTCCGCGAACCGTTGACGTAACGCGCGCCTGCGACGCGCTGTCAAGAGAAAGACTCACGAAACTGCGCCCTTGAGCACGGCGAAGTTGTATCGAACTGCATGAGCGAGCGCGCCGCCTGTGGTATTCGTCACCCGCACCGCGAAGTACCCCGTCCACACCCCGGCCGGCCGCACGTCATAAAGCGTCCCGAAATCGTCCACGACCGTTATCACAACCGTGTCGTTTAACGACACAAGCGAGTTGTTAACCTGCATAGAAACAGAGGCGCCAGACGCAAGCGATGCGCTATGCATCGTCACCTGCCCCGCCATCTTGTTAAGTGATACGGTGGTTGACTTGCTTGTAATTTGAGTGACTGTGCCGCCGCTACCTGCTCCATATCCCGCGCCACCAGATCCAGTGACCAACAAGCTCCCAGATCCAGAAACTCTGATGTCCCCACCGGAGTACGTCAGGTTGAAACTGGCGTCAAACGACATCTTCACGTTGGACGCTGTGTACGCGCCGAACGAAGTGCCGTCAGCCGCAGTACCGTGTGATGGCGTTGATATCAGTTCCCGAATTCCGTAGAGGGCTTTGAAGTTCGCATCAAGGTTCGCGAGACTCGGCGTTGTATTGCTTGTGAAAAGGACTTGCGCCATATCGGCCTCAGTTGAACGTCTCTAGGAAGTCAGCGGCAAAGCCACCCTCACGCCGGTATGCGCGCTGGCTGTACTGCCACTTCGGGTAGCCGTGCATGCGGTAGTACGCGACGGGGCGATCCCAGGTAACCGCCGTGTCTTTGGCGTAGGCGATGCGTAGCGGCGGCTCGAACGTGACGGCCATCGATTCACCTGGCGAGCCGTCGTCGCTCCAAGTGGCCTGACCACCGCTGCCACTCCAAATAGCCTGTGCACCACCGCCCGTTTGCCACACGGCCTCAGCGAACGCTGTTGCTGTGGCGTCTGCGACGCCCTTCACAAGCTGGCTTGTGCCGACACCCGTGCTGATCTGTAGGGCATCTCCGGCCTTCAGCGTGGGGTATGCAAATGTCGATGCACTAGCGCCCTCCTCCAGCTGCGCACCCCACAGGGTTACGCCGCTGGTGCCGTCGCCCGTGTAGTTCGCGGAGGCCGCCTTAGCGGTGAGCATCGTTACGCGAACAAGCGTCGATGTACCGGACGTGTTCGGCGTTCCGGCCACTGAGGCGGTGTAGTAGCCAACTGCGTCCGGGCCGCTGATCGAGACACTGGACAGGACACCGTTCCCGCCAACAGAGCTCGTGGGCGACGTGTCGCCAGCCTCGAAGTTGCCACGCACGAAATTCGCCGTTGCCGCGGCATCGTAGATTTCGAGCCGCACAGCCGGTCTGCCGGACGACTTGAACCGTATCGCGAATGCCTGCCTGACACTTGGCACGATCAGCGTCGTCGTCGCTTGCAGGTAGTGCGAGGTTGATGCGGATGTGTCTTCGACAAGCGTGTCAGCCGTCGTCGTGCCATCTGGCGCAGTAGCCGCATTGCTCGTGATCGATGACCTAGTCCTGGTCCAGTACGCGTTGTTGTAGTTGCTGACGAACCGAAGCACGTTCGTCCCAGTACAGGCACCAAGCGTCACGGTAGTTGCGCCAGCCGCCGCCGCAAGACCAAGGACAGGTGCGCCGCGCAGCGTGCCTTCCGGTCGCGTGCGCACCGGGTCATAGATGGCCGCGACATTCACGCCGCCGCGCAGCTTGAGGAACCACGCCTCCCACTGCCCGGCCTCGCTCAACGTCATGTGGTCGGAGCTTTGTATGCCGCACGTCCACCTAGGCGGGGCCAGCAAGCGAGCCGACTCGGCTCCGGTTGAGTCCGAGCGCTCCATCGTGTCGAAGCGCTGCTGGCCGAACGAAAACCCCACCGGCCGGAAGCTGGTGGGCAAGCTGATGATGGCCATTTAGCGCCGCCCCTGAGCCTGCATGCGCTCTTCGAGCGCGCGGTTGTTGGCTTGTAGTGCCTGGTTGATGAGTTGGACTGTCGCGGCCTGATCCTGGCGGCCGTCGATGTAGATCTGGGGTGCGTTGTGGATCACGACGCCACCAGCGCCGGCGCCGCCGTTGGCCGGGTTGTACTTGGCAGGCACCACAGCTTCGCCGCGATGCAGGGTCGCGGGCATGCCGTCGTAAGGGACGTAGTTGGTCCCTTCTGCAAGCTTGAATCCGAAGTCGGAGCCGTTGACCGCGTATGAGCTGCTCGGGTCGGATGCGCCGAAATACGCGCCGATGGCGCCGGCAATTCCGCTGATCGCGCTGCCGAACTGGCTCCCAGCCGCGCCAGTGAAGCTTGGCGCCTTGCCTCCGAACAGAGCGTTGTTCAGGTCTGCCGCAATGGCCTCGGCAGCCATGCGATTCAGCATGCGCTTCCAGCTCTGGCCGATGTTGTCGAAGTCACCTTCCAGCGCCTGGAAGACCGTGTCGCCGAGCGAGTCCTGGATGTTCTTCGCGGCCTCTTCGGCGAACTTGCTGAAGTCCTGCAGCTTCTCTGGGAGGATGCCAAGTCTTGCCTGCGCGGCCTCCGTGAACTGGTCTGCCGTGATGGCCCCGCGCTCCAGCGCATCGGCCAGCAACTGCATTTCGTCTCTGGCCTTTTGAAGCTTGGCCGAAGGCGTGTCAGCCAGAAGATCATTCAGCCGCTTCACGCGCGCCAGCTCGTCTTCCGGGATCATCGGCCCGACATCAGCCGCGCCTTGCGCATCCTTGCGGATCTTGTCGACGGCCGACGAGTATTCCTTGGCGCCGATGGCGCCCGCATTGAACAGCGTGCCAAGCTCCTCGATTGCCGCCGTCGCCTGTTCGGCCTTCGCGAACTTGCTGCCAGACAGCGCATCTAGCGCCGCCTTCGTGGACTCTGGCAACTCTGGGCCTACGAAGATGGGCTTCTCTGCCTTGATCTTCTTCTCTTTCGCGGCCTGCGGAACGTCTGGCGCCTTTCGTTTTCCCGTGTCCGCGAACCCGTCCTCGAACGAGAGCACGGACCTGGCATCGCGCTCTTTGGCGCTTTGGTCAAGCGCACGGAACCGCTGTTTCGCCACCTCTAGCTTTGCGTTTACGTCATCGAGTTCCTTGCGGAATTCGGGGCCGTAGAACCCGCTCTCAAGTCCGTTCCGAAGGAGCGTCGCACGCTTGTTGAGCGCCAGAACATCATCTGCCGCCGCGGCCAACTCCTTCTTTCCCTTGAATTCTGAATCGAATCCGAATAGCGCGAGGAATCCCTCGTTATTCTTCTTCTCGAATAGCTTGTTCAGTGCCGGCAGCAGTTCGCTAACGATCGACCTTGCGGTGTCGGTACTGTTCTTTTGCAGCGCAGCGAGCTGCTTGTTGAACTTCTCGGCCTCGTCTGCCTGCTCTTTCGTGACGGTCCCGACGAGCTTCCCTTTCTCCGCAAGGTCCTTCAGGAGCGGCGCGACCTCACGGATGCTTTTTCCGAACAGTTCCTGAACGATGCGCGCCTTATTGCCGTCGTCGGCGAACTGGTCGAGCGCCTGCGCAACCTTCAGCATGGCCTCGGCAGGGTCGGTGCGCCTCAACTCCTCTGCGCTCAGGCCTATGGCCTTCAACGTCTCTGCCTGAACACTCCCAGGCTTTGCCTCATTCAGCACGCCGTTGAGCTTGACCAGCGCCGTGGAGACCGTCTCGAACGACGACCCGGTGCGCAGTGCAACGTCTTCGAGAGCGCTGATGTTCTCGATGCTCGCGCCCGTCGCATCCTTCAGGTCGTTGAGCTTGTCGATGCCGTCAACGGTCGCGTGAAAGAACGTGTTGATTGCGGCAACGGAGAAGGCCCCGGCGATCGCGCCTCCGATGCCGGCTGCTGCGATGCGAACACCCGCAAAGGCGCGCTCCATCTGAGCGGCACGTGTCTCGGCGAGGCGGCCCGCCTTGTCCAGGCCTTCCTCAAATTTCGCGAGCTGGGCGACGAGATCAATGCTCAGGACCGCCAAGCTCATCGTTGCGCCCCTCTTGCGCGCAGTCGCTTCGCCGTCAACGCAGATCGGCGTTCACGTTTTCCCATGTCAGTCCCGTTCTGGAGGCTTGTGTGTCTTGATGACGAGCAGCCGGTGAATCAGTGCTTCGACGTCCTCAACGCCGAGCACGGCAGCGATGAGCGGCAGCCCGGCCCAGTCGATGCCGCCATGCCCGTTGTGCAGGTAGTTCCACACTGCGACGGCTACGTTCTCGTCAGCCGACGCTTTCGGCGGTTCCTCGCCCTCGTAGACAACTCCGGCCTGAGCGTCTAGGAGGGCTGAGAGTTTTTTGCGGCGCCGCTCCTGGCCTCGGCCTCTGCGTTGATGCTGTCGATCAGAGCTGACGTAACTGCAGAGATCCACTCCGGCTGGTCCATGGCCAGGACGGTCCACAGCTCAAGATCGAAAGGCACGTCGCTATTCCCGGAGCCGATCTCGGCGCCAAGAACGCTCGCCTCCGTGAAGCCGCTCCAGTCAACACAGCAGCGCAGCCACGCGTCCGACTTTGCGGCTCTGAACTGGTAGATCTCCCCCGCAGGCGGACGACGAACCTTCACGCGCATGGCGTTTCCGAGGTCCACCCAGGATTCCCGCTTCGCGAGAACCCTTTTGATCAGCTCGGCGCTCATCAGACGTTCGGCTTAACAACCCAGGCCGGCACGACGAGGTTGAAGTCAGCCGTTGCGGCGCCGCCGACAGAGACCGACTCGCCGGGGACTGATGGCGTCCCGTAGGCCACGCGCAGCACCTGCGAGCCCTTGCTGATCTTCACGAGGATCTGCAGGCCACGCTTGGCCTTGCCGACGATGAAGGCCAACACGGTGCCGTCGATTTCTTGAGGCCGGATGCTGAACTTGATGTCTTGCGACGGCAGTAGGCCCGCGATGTTCCGTGTCTTGTTCTCGTAGAGCCGCGTGTCGTCCAGCTGATTGACAGCGCCGCCGCCAACCTCGTAGCTCACGGCCTCAGACAGGGTGCCCCACGTAGCGGCCATGATGGCTGACCCCGCCGTGTACGTCGTGTAGTCCGTCGAATCCAGGCCCGGCATTTCCCACGTATTCGTGGCCTGGTTGTTGACCATGAACGCCTGGTCTTGCAACTCGATCATCCCAGCCGTAACCGACGACCAGTAGCCAACTGCGCCGTTGGCGAGGCCGTGCGCGCTAAGCGTGACGACTGGCGGGCTGGCCTTGGTGACTGCGGTCGGGTTGATGGCGGCGGCAAACGTGAGGGCAACTTCGACTTTGCAGTTACGCCCGGTGATGGTTCCCATGGAGGCTCCTAGAAAACGGGCGGTGCCCGGACAAAGAAAAAGCCGCCCGAAGGCGGCTGTTTTGGTAGGTCAGCGGTGCTGCGCTATGCCCACCACTGGATGGTTAGCGCAGTGCAATCCGCGCCCAGGTCTGGGTCATACGTGCTCGCGCGCTCGGTGACTGTCCCGCTGGTGCCGAGCGCCGTTTCGGCGGCATCTGCCACCGCATCGGCCTGCACTGCTGTCGATGCCCAGCACTGAACCTGGAACGTCACCTCGTCATCAAGTAGCGTGTCGTCCAGGCCATAGGACGGCTTGTGCGATGCCGTGAAGACGATCAGCGGAAATGAAGCGCCTTGCGGAACTGCGTTCTGCGCGATCCGGGTGGATACGAGCGCCGTCAGCGCAGCGTTGGCGGCCAGCAGCGCGCGGAATTCGGTCTCTGCGCTCATGCGATGCGCTCAATTTCTACGAAGCCGCGAACCGTCTCCGTCAGCGCTATGCCGGCAGCGCGATCGACGCAAATGTTCCCGGCGGAGTCAACGAGATAGCGCTCCACCTCACCACTGCCGTCATCCGCCATACGCGCCCTGCGCTGCTCTACGCCATTGAGATACACGCGAAAGCGCCCAGGCTGCTTCCCCGCTTCGACTCTCACAGCTCCGTACCTCTACCGTTGTTCAACTTCTCGATCTGAGGGCCGATCACTTCCTTGAACTTCTCAAGTGCAGCAGACAGCTTCTCGGCGCCAGCCTCAAGGAAGTGGGTGCCGCGCATCTTTACGGTGCCGAAGTTCACGAAGCGCCAGTAGAAGGGGTCTTTCGGATTCTTCGCACTGCGCTGACTTGCCTTGACGAGCACGCGCCGCTTCACCTTCATTCCGAAGACGTTGGATGTGCTCGTCTTGTACTTGGCCCCTGGCAACGGCTTGACGTTCACAAACACGCCAACGTCACCAGAGCGCCGTGCGATCTTGCTTGTGCGCACACTGATCGCATCGCGCACAGTGCCGGGCTTGCGGTACGGCACATTCGTCTCCGTACTCAGCACTGGCGCCTTCTGCCTCGCCTCATCCCGCACGAGGCGTGCCCCAGCAGCAAGGGCATTGCGCAATGCACGGCGGCGCAGCTTGTCCGGAATGCTCTTAAGTGCAGCCTTCAGGTCCGGGATGCCAGTGACCTTCAGTTCAACGGCCATCGCGCCCTCCCGTCTGGCACATCAGCTCCAGCATGTGCTTGGCCCCCTCCCTGTCCAGCACTGCCACGATGTCGTACGGCTGGCTGCGCCACACAACGCGCATCGTCGGCACGATGTCAGGCCTGTACCGGATGCGAAACCGAATGGTCACCTCGGCCTGCGTTTGACCGGCCGCGAAGAACTCCCGGCCTGTCAGCGGCTCAGCCGATGCCCAGATGCCGGAATACACCGCGTTCCACGTCTCGGACGCCTGCCCGAGTGCATCCAAGCCGGAGGCGCGCTGCTGAATGGTGATCTGCTGATCAAGCCGGACCGGCTCAAGCTCTTTCACGCGTACACCCGATAGCGGTCAATGAGCCGATCCACCCACTCTGGCGGCTGCTTGCGCACATAGGCATGCTCGATCTGCAGCAGGATCCACGTCTTGATGGCGGCCGGCACGTCCTCTGCCGCCCCGTAGCCGCACTCAAACCTGACCCGCACCGCGTTCGCCGTGTCAAGCGTGCTCGGCCAGCTGGTGCCGATGGCGGGCAGCAGCCACAGGCCCTCGTCGGTGTCGGTGTCGTGCGAGTAGCTCGCCGAGGACAGCGTTTGCTCGACTTCTGTCGCGTCGATGTACTTGACGGACACGATGGATGACACCGGCTGCTTTCCCAACTCGATCGCGACACAGGGGAACTCATCAAGCACGCGCTCCCATGTCTGTGTCATCAGCGCACGGTCGCCAAGCTCGTGCTCTGCCGCCATGGTCGCGGCCTCGATCAGCATGTCTATTCGGGCGTCGTCGGCTGTCAGGTCCGCATCAATCCGGCATTGGTTTTTCGCCTCGGCGCGCGTTACGGGCCACGTCGTCGCGGCCGTGATTAGTTTCAGCGTCATGAGCGTGACCGTGTTTGTATGTTGGGCGGCCGGCTTCTCGTGGTCGTGATGCGATTGAGCAGGGCCGCTGAACGAGGCATGACCACAAACCTCGGCGATATGGCCATGTCTTCCTCGGACGAGGCGCCTATCACGAACGGCCCGCCGAAGGCCATCGACCGCGCCAAGTCTGTTTCGACGGCGGCGCCGCAGGCCATCACCTTCGAGAGGGCGGAAGCGATCGATTCGTCGGTCTCAACCGAGATCCCGCATGTGAGACCTGACGCCACACCAACGGCCTGCGCCAAGTCGCTTTCGGCGGCTGCGCCGATCGTCACGGCCTTCGATATGGCGAGCGATACGGCAGCGTCAGCCTCGCTGGCCACCGTCACGGCGAATCCAGATGTGAGCCCAGGGGCTTGCGCCAAGTCGGTCTCGAGCGCCACACCTGGCGAAACCAGTTTTGTTAGTGCCGCGGTTTGCGAGGAATCCGACTCGGACGCTACTCCGGCCGCAGCAACGTGCGCGGCAACGAGCCCGAACGCTGCGTCGACCTCCGTCGCGACTCCGCCCGAGAGGAGCTTGGTGCCTGACAAGGCGACGGCCGTGTCTGCCTCCGATGCGGCAGAGACCGATAGCCCAGAGGACAGAGACAGGGCGGTTGCGGTGTCAGTCTCCGTGCCAACACCGCACGACGAATACTTAAGGAGCGAGAGCGATAGTGCGCCGTCGCTCTCCAGGGCGACGCCAGTACCCGCAATCTTCAGCGCCGCGAGCCCGACAGATAAATCCGTTTCCAGCGCAACGCCTGTCGCCGCAACCTTCGACGCGGACAGACCAAGCGCAGCATCCGTTTCGTCGGCTGCGGCTACAACACGTATAGCCGGCGTCGGCAGCACGTCAACGCGAGGCCGGAAATAGCGACCTACGCTGTAGGGGCCGCGCCCAAGCCTTGGCGCACGCGTCCCGGCTCGCTCGAAGCTCGGCGGGACTTCAATACTCCCGCCACCACCGCCGCCTGCAGCCGCAGCGTTGACCGCGAAGGCGAAGATCGACCAGCCGCCACCAGCCAGCGTGCCGCCAGCAGTCCACGAGCACGTTGTGGATGTGCCTGCAGCGGTCTCGCGCGAGGCCCCCGCGCCTTCGAACGGGCCGATTCCTGTCCCGTTGTCCAGCTCCTGTAGGGAGTCTGGCACATCGTCCGTGAGCCCAAAGCTCTGGCCGCCGATGTCCAGGAACGAAACGAAGTCGAGCACCAGGTCGCCGGCCACGCTGGTGGCGCTGACGGTGGGCGCGGCATTCGTGCCAGTGGCCGTGGCCACCGTGTTGTTGGGCGTCGTCTGGTCGGCGTCCTGGACCTGGACGGCGATCACCCAGCGCTCGTCTTGCGCGCTGCCCCAGGTGACGTGGACCGTGTTGGACCCGGTGGCCGGCGCGATCAGGCGCCACAGCGACGCCTTGGCATTGCTGCCCATGTCCAGCGTCGCGCCAAGCTTGGTCAGCGACGTGCCGCCGCTGCCGCCCCATTTGACAGCCGACGGATCTACCGGCGTGCCGGCACCGGAGCCGGCCAGGACGTAGAGAACCCGGTTTGAGCCGCCTGCGGTGAAGGCGGACGTCTGCAGCGTGGTCGTGTTGTCCGCGGCGCCGATAGCCGAGGAGACGAAGACGGTCGCAGCCATCTACAGTCTCACTGTCCAGCTTTCATGGCCGCCAGAAGCGCATCAACCTGCGCCATCCGCTCTGGGCTCAGCGCCTCGGAACGCTGCCGATACAACGCCTTGAGCACATGCATCTTGTCGGCACGCTGTGCAGCGGTCATCAGCTGCCGGCCTTGCGCCTGGTACAGAACATCAAGCAACTGGGCCGCTTGTTCGTGTGCGGTCATAGTCTCGCCACCACTGTGCCCTTGTTGCTGTTCGCCCATGCAAACGACCGCCCGGTGCCGAAGTCGCACGTCAGATCGTCAATGCTGGCGAAACCGTTCTTCCCGTGCCAAATCGCGGCCTGTCCAGCGGACGTGACCACTCTAGACGGGTCGGCGGCCTCTGCCAGGACATCCGATACGTTGGTCAGCGCGCGGTTGAAAATCTTCTGGCTGTCCAGGATGCAGCTGGCGCGCTCATGCTGGTAATGCGAGAACCAAGGCGAGTCTCCGATGATCAGCTTCGGGCTCGGCGGATTGCTCTCGCCATATCCGGCGCTGGTAATGGTCGTCTCAACGTAATTCGCGCTGTCGACATTCGGCAGGTTGAAGTAGAAGCGCAATGTCTTGCTGTTGGCGCTCGCCCTCGTGATGACGAGGGCCTGTGTGTACGTAACACCCTTAGTCACGAGCGTTGGCGCACCCGATCCAGCAGTTGAGCCGGACGAGTCAATGTAGTCGCCTGCCGCGACCGCGATTTCCCACCAATGACTCGTGCCCGTGTTGTCGAGCGTCGTTGGATATGGGTGCGCGCCCCAATAGCCCGCTGCAGGATCGAAGGTTGCCCCATCCCCCTGCGACCACCAGATTTGCGCGTAGTAGCCCGTTTGCTGGATCACCCTGATCTTTCGAACGACGGTGACGCCCTGCCCGGACGCCCCCCATATCGGCAGGCCGTTCAGGTGCGGGTCGGCAAATTCCAGGGCCACATATGGCGCGCTCGTGTCTGCCCCCGTGACGTTGCTGGGGAACTGGAGCGCAAACTCACCCCCGAGCCCAGCCGGCCTGGAGAAGATCCGGCCAACACCGCGAGAGATGGGCACCTCGCATCACCCCTTACGAGTACATGTCGACGCTGCCGCAATGCAGGGTGATGCTGTTCGACGCATTGGCCACGGACCAGGTGGCGTACAGGTCGAGCAACTGAGCTGCGCCGTTGTCGAACCCCGTGCCAACAGCCGGCGCCGCGTTGTACGGCAGCATGTGGACACCGCCGCCACCAGCCGTAGGTGCCGGCGATCCGATGACGGCATGCGACGCGAACATGCACCCCTTCGGGAAGAGCGTCGTTGATGTGCTGGCGCCGATTGCGCGACACACAAGCTCGCCGCTGAACGTCCAGTTGACGTTCGTCTGAGCCGTCGTGTTTAGCGTCATCGCGCCAGACGAGAACACATCGGTCGAGCCGAGCCGGATTGCAAGCGTCAGGGTGCCGGGCGTCGTGACAACAGTCGAGATGCGACCCGAGAACGTGAACGCGAGCACCTTCCCGATGCGGTCAAAGAAGCCGAGGGGAACGGCCGCCACCTTGCGGGATGCCGGGAGCAGGCTGGTTGCGGTCGTGCTGTTGGCCAGCGCCGTCCCGTCCTCAGCTACCTCCAGGATGCGCTCACGGAAACCAAGGCTACTCATGATCAGGACGCCCGGAAGAAGACGCCGCCCGTGAGCTGCAGGTTGTTGCCGTCGGGCGTGGCAACCGCATCGAACATCGTGAGCGGGACGATGTTCGCGTCCGTGCCAGACGTCGTATCGCTGTCGTAGGCAACCAGGATCTTGCTGATGGCGTTCCCGCTCGCCGCCGTCCAGGTCACCGTTGGCAACGACACCTCGTACCTGTCGTTTGTGTCATCGGGCGCCGGCAGCGAAGCGAGATCTGCATCGGTGAGCGTCTTGCGGCCCATCGTCGTCTGCTCGTTCGTTGTGCCAGCCAGTACGGCCGTGAGCGTGTCCGCATCAATCAGCGTCGCGTCCGCCTCAAGCCCAGACGTCTCGATTGGAACGAGGATCAGCGCAGAGTTGGCAGGGTCATTGGATTTGACACGGTTGTAATACTCAACGACGCGGCCCTTCGCGATGTTGAAAACGATGTTTGCCATGTGATCGCCCTTTCAGGCAAAAGAAAAGGCGGCCGAAGCCGCCCGTTAGAGCCTTGAGGCAACCCTCGATTAGTCGGCCATCGGAGACGCGCCGTTGTAGCGAGCGCCCCAGAGGATGTAGCCAACAGTTCCGGTGCTATTGGCAGCACCCGTGCAGTCCACACGGAAGCAGTCGAAGCCGTTCGCGGTGTCCAGCTGCTCGCTGTCCACTTCGATGATGTAGCGCAGCGACTTGCTGTTCGTGGTATCGCTCGTGAACGTGTTGCTGGTGACAGCTGTCTCGGTCATGGTCTGCGCCGCTGCAACGTCGGTGTTGGCCAGCATGCGCGTGAACGCGAGGGCCTTCTCCGAAGTGCCAGCCACAGCCGTCGCCTGCTTCAGGGTGACCGTCGTGCCGGTGACCGTCGTCCCGTTGAGGATGTCGATGACGACCGTCACACGACGGTAGTTCTTCAGCGACACGTACTTGCAGTCGCCCACCGTTGTAGTCAGCACGCCGTTGCTTGCTGCCTGCACGAAATAGGCCTGCTCGTCCATGCGGCCGTTCAGTTGGATGGTCATGTGTGTTCTCCGATTGGTTCAGCCGTGGCTCAGCGGGTCTGCAGCGTCACGAAGTGCGACAGCGTGTTCGATCCGTTCTTCCTGGCGATGGCGGCCGACAGCCAGGGTTGGCCATTCATCCGCAGGATGAAGCGGAAGGCGTTGATGGCCTGGTCGAACCAGAGGTGAATCGAGTAGTCGGTCTTCAGGCCACCCTTCACCACCGACAGGTACTTGGACATGTCGGCCAGCACGATGTCACCCTCGGTACCGACCGTCTGGCAGGCCTCAGTGACGATCACCGGACGCCCCAGGATGGAACCGAACGCGGATTGGTTGGCGAGGCCCTGTGGCTGCATGTACAGGATGCCGGCGCCGGCTGCGGTGCCATCCGCCTTGGTCACGTCCATTGCCAGGCCGCCGAGCTGGGGCAGAACGTCCTGATTGACCAGCCAGGCCGACCGCTTGAAGCTGGAGGCCGGCATGCGCGCCATCATCTTCAGCACGTTGCGGCCGTGGAGCGTGCCAGCGGTCTGCGATGTTTCCTTGGTCACCGTGACCTTGCACGGCGCATTCATGATGCCGAGCGGCTGGCCGACACCTGTACCGTTCAGGATCGCGTCGTTCAGCTTGAATGCGATGACCTCACCAGCCTTGCCCGTGATGTAGCTGGACATGGCGGGCGCGTCCTGCTGCAACTCTTCCGTGATCGGCACGAGCGCGGTCAGGCGGTGCGTCTTGACGGTGAGATCCTTGAGGGCGGGCTTGCTCTGCGTGAGCGTGGCGCCCTCACCGTCCCAGTAAGCGCGGATGCCGCCGCTAGAAGCCCATGCCGGGGACTCATCGACCGGGTAGGTGATCGAGTTGCCGGTGATCGTCTGCACGTCGGTCATGCTCAGGAAGCCATCCTCGGCCTCAACCTGCGCCATGATCTGTGCGCGCCACTCGGGCGGCACAGCGAAGCCACCGTCAGCGCCAACGGACTCTTGCCCAAAGGTTGTCGCGGCGTTCGTCAGGCGGGCGTCAGTGCCGGACGGGTTCACCACTGCGGCACGCACTGCAGCAGCGAAATCACCCATCGACGTGAAGCCCCACCGCTGGCGCTCTTCGAGCGTCGCCAGGCGCGTATTGCGCAGGCCGTCGCGCGGCGCCGCGTTTGACACGGCCGGCGCAGCAGGCTCAGAAGATGCAACGGGGTTCGGCGCGGCGCGGCGCGGCTGCGGAGTACCCAGGCGGTCGGCCTGCGCTTGCAGGCGCTCACGACGCTGGATCGACGCCTCGACTTGGTCGAACTCGGCCATGCAGGCATCAAGTTCTGACTGCTCGTCAACCGTCAGATCACGACGCTCCGCATCGGCCCGAGCCTGGATTGCCGTGGCGGTCTCCGACAGCTCGGCCAGGCGCGAGCGAAGGGTCTCGATCGCGGCCGGGGCTTCGTTGGTGATGATGGCCGGGGCCGCCAGAGCGGCGAGAGTGGCCATCGCGAGGGCGCGGTGCGCTTTCACGTGGTGGTTCATGGTTCCTGAGGCTCCAATGAAAAAGGCCCGCTCAGTGGCGGGCCGTAGATCCGGCAGAGCCGGGATTGAGGTTCAGGCGCGGGAGGCGCGCTCTCTGATATCTGCGATGCGGGTGCGCCGCATGTCGAGCACTGGCTGTGGCGCCGCGTTTGCAGCACGCGCGCGCAGCGCCTGCGGCACGTTGCGGAAGCGGTCTAGCGCGAAGCACGCTGCGACCTGCGTTTCCTTCGTCACCGCGTCAGCGAATCCACGCTCGACGGCGGCCTCAGCGGTGAACCAGGTCTCCTCGTCCATCCACGCCTCGACATCGCCAGCCTTGTTGCCGGTGCGATCGACGTAGGTTCCGACAAGGTTTCCCTTCACCTGCTCTAGCAGAGCCTTGACGCGATCCATCTCTGTGGAGTCGCCGATCGCAACGCCTTGCGGGTTGTGGATCATCATCATTGCGTTCTTGGCAATGCGGATCTTGTTGCCCGCCATCGCGATGATGGATGCGATCGATGCGGCCACCCCATCGACTTCGACATCGATGTCGGCCGGGTGCTGCACGAGCTGGTTGTAGATCGCGAAGCCGTCGAATACATCGCCACCAGGGCTGTTGATGCGCAGGGTGATGTTCGTCACCTTGCCGAGTGCCGAAAGTTCCTTCTGGAACGTCTTCGCCGTGATGCCGTCGCCCCAGAAGCTAGCGCCGATCTGGTCATACAGCCAGATTTCGCCGCGGTTGCCTTTGGCCTGGAATTGGACGTTCATGCTTGTTTCCTTTGCTCTCGCGCCCATGCCAGCGCCTCGGCGCGGATCACGTTCGTCGTCGGTTTTGGCGGCTCGGCAGTGGGTTCGACTGCCGGCGCTGCGTCGCCAGCCTTCGCATCAGGGTTCTCGACCAGATATTCGAGCGTCGTCTGATTCAGCTGCACGAGGTGCGCATCGCCGGCTGCGCCGATGCTGTTCAGGTCTTCCAGCTCGCGCACTTCGTTGATCGACATGGCGCCGATCTGGGTCATGGTTCGGTAGAACTCCGCACGCGCCTTCGAGTCCCCGCGCATCAACGCAGAGACCGCAAGCTTCGTGTAAACGCGGCCCTGCGCGCGGGCGCCGAAAAGCTTTGCGTTCGCCTCCTGCTCAAGGCGCACCGCCCACGGCACGATGGCGTCTGTCACGAACTCGATGCCCTGGTGCTCGATGTTGTTGTTCGTTGAGCGTGTCAGGTCGGCAATCTTGTGCGGCGGCACTCCGAGCCAGCGAGCGGCAGCCGTCACAGAGAAGCCACGCGACTCGATGAACTGCGCATCGGTCATCGGCATACCCATCGGGTGCACCTTCGTTCCCGTCGGCGCAACCTTCACGCGAAACGCTTTGTCGGGCCCGCCGTGCCTCTCGTTGTAGTACCGCTCCGCGTCGTCGATCTGATCCTTGCGCATCGATGCGGACATCTCGACGAGCGCACCCATCTGCGTGCCGTTCGCGTAGAACGACCCGGCGAACGTATCCTGCGCTATGCCAATTCCGATGGAGCGCGCCGCCATGCGAACGGGTGAATAGCCGACCAGGCCATCAAAGCCTAGGCCATGCAGATGCAACACATCACCCTGCGATAGGGTGCTCTGTGCGCCGTCGTGGCCACGCACTTCGTACACGATTGCGCCGCTCGCATCGCGCTCGACGCATACGCGGTCAGGCGTCAACAACCACAGCGCCACCGGGCGGCCCGCGCCGTCACGCTGGATCTCCGCGTACCCGTTCCCCCAGTTGAGGACGTGTGCCATCAGCGCCTCGCGGAACGAGAACGCCGTTATTTCTGGATTTGGCTGGTTGTTCAGCAACCACGCAACCATGCCGTTGACCGGCTCTCGACCCGCCGATGATCGTTCGTACACGTGCCAAGGCAGCGCGGCCACCGTCCTGGCGATGACGTTCACACACGCCCACCACTCAGCCAGCGTCAGCGCAGTGTCCTCAGTCACCGTAACGCCAGCCTGGCGCGGTGGCATGTACACGCGTGGCTCACCCGGGCGGAGCATCAGCATGTTCACCAGGCGACGCAGCAGGTTCATGCGGCAGCCTCCTGGATTCCCGCGCTCCGGTAGAAGTCGGCGAAGCCGCCGCCGAGACCGCATGCAGCCGGATTCATACCCATCAGCGATGCCGCATCAAACGCCGCCATCAGCGGATCGATCTTCGCGGTGCCACTCGCCTGCTTGGTGATAGACACCGCGTTCCCCTGTTGCACGACCCGTGCGTTACTGACACACCACGCCATGAGCGGGCGGCCTCCGTGGACAAGCTCGCCCCCGGCAACCTTCCGTTCTGTCGTCTTGATGGCGCCGTTGAGCCTCCACCCCTGTGACACAGCGACGATCTGCTCCATGGTGATGCCGCGCTCTTCGCTGGTCAGCTCGTCCACGATGTCACCAATGCCGGCCGCGTCCACGCCGACACCGGCCTTCTCTGGCAGCAGTCCAGCGTCGCGCACTCGGCACACGATGTCTGCCACCTCTGACACGTCCTGGCCCGGCCGGGCAACGATGGTCAGATCGCCGTCCTTCTCGAAGTCCAGCAGCCGCGATGCGATGTCCTTCCGTCGCTCCAGCGCGATCCTGTGTGCCCACGCGTGGCACCACAGCAGCCAGCGGCGCGTTTCGGAACACCGGCCAAGCACGGCCAGCCCAAGCAGGTCATCAAGCCCGCCGCCGTCGATGCCGACGACGACCACTTCGGAGCGCCTCAGAACCTCGTCCAGTGACGCCAGCGCCGGCTCGCCAGCCGCCTCCCAGTGGTCCGCGCCGGCCCAACGGTCTGAGCGTAGATTTATGCCAATCTCGACGTTCCCGTGCTTGGCCAGGAACCCGCGCAGCGACGCCTCGCCCTCTACCTCGGACTTCCGATACTCACGTTCGATGAACACGTGATCTACCGAGAACCCCCAGTTCGGGTTCACCAGTCGAAGGTTTTCGAGCTTCATGTGATCGCCGTTCGCGACCATCTCGGGCGGGTGCTCGAAGATCACCGGGACAAACGCCGGGTCGTTCACCTTTCCGTCGCGAACGTCGCGCGCGTACTTCAGCTTCTGCGCGAAGATTCCGGCCGGTGGCTCGTCGCTCTGCGTCGTCAGGTACACCACGAAGCCCTCGGGCCGCGATGCCAAGCCGCCAAGAGCCTCCCGGAACATGGCCTCCGCGTTCGGCATCTTCCCGAACAGCCAAAGCTCATCAACCAGGGTGCCGACCGACTTCTTACCCGAGACGGTCTGGCTGTCTGCCGCAACAACCTTCAGCGTGGCGCCGCTGTTGCGGTGCGTGATCGTCTTGATGTGGGTTTGCACGTGCATGAGCGCGTGCAACTCCTCATCGACGTGCTCGGAGCACATGTCGCGCGCCGGCCCGAAGCTGTTGCCGGCAACTTCAATCGTGGGCGCGACGATCGTGAACTCGGCCGACTGCCTCCAGTTCAGGATGTGCGCCGTCATCATGATCCCGGCCGCGATGGTTGACTTCGCGTTCTTCTTCGGGATCAGGACGAACCACTCGGTGATATGCCGCCGCCCCGTCTCCGGGTCGTATGCGCCGAAGATCGACGCCACCAAGTCAAACACCCACTGAGCGCAGCACTCGCCGAACGTTGGGCTGCCTGGCGCATCCACCACGCGCAGCGCCTTGAAGACCTCCAACGCACGCTCGGCCTCGGCTGGAAACAGCGGCGGCGGGATGATGCTTTCACCCGCGCGCAACCGCGCCGCCCAGTCAGGGCAGGCGGTCGTCCATGGCCGCATGTCAGCGGCCTACGACCTTCAGCGGCGGCGGCGCCGAGCCGAACTTGCCAGCGCCAGCGCCCTTTGCCTTCGCAGTTTGCTCGTCCTTCTTGCCGCCGTCGCCCTTCTTCGTGTGCGTGTACTGCACCGCAGCAACAGCGGCCCGAACCTGCAGCGGCGTCGCGTCAGTCCTACCTAGGGCGATGTCCTGCAGGAGCTGCAGCATGTCCTTGTCGCCCTGCAGCACCGGCTCAGGCTTCGGGGCAGGCTTGCGCCCAGCGCCAGGACGAGCCCCGCCGCTTCTGCCTTTCACTCCAGCCATTTGATTCCGTTTGAAAGGGGACGATTACCTC